AAAAATAACACGAAAATATATATTACTTAAATAGTTCATCTAATACACGAGGTTTATATGCTCGATTTTTTTCTTGATTCTTTTTAATTTGATTGATAATACGATTGACATTCATCAATTGCTTTTCTTCAACCAAATTACTTTCAAATAATGGAGTCAAGACTTCAAGATAATCTTTACATTCACGACGTTTAACAGAAAAATCATGAATTAAACGGACTACTTTTGTTTTATCTCTACGTTGTGTAGGATATTGTAGTTCACAATAATGACGAATATCACCAAATGCTTTATCGCATTCCTGTACAGTACTATCCCATACGCTATGGTTTTGACGCACATAATTCATAACTTCTTTAAATTTAGCTAATGTTTCTACGATTTCTTCTAATGAATATTGTTCTTTCATAATTAAAATTCCTTTCGTTAAAAAAAATATTATAACACTTTTGTTTTTTAATTTCAACTAAAAATATTTTTTAACTCAAGTTAAAAAACAAAAAAAGAAAAATCATACATCTCTTCACGCCAGTGGTTCATGTATGATTTTTCTTATGTTAGTTTAAATTAAATTAAAGAATTGTTGCACCTTCTAATTCTTCGCCGAACACTTCTGGTGCTCCTGCAAAGTTTTCAACTTCTTCTTGAGCTACTTCAGTTGCTTTTGGAGTTTCGCGTTGAGTCAAGCGAGAGAATTGTGTTGCTACCAAGAAACAAGTTTCATAAACTGTTTCGCCTTTCTTATTGGTATAACGTGGGTTCATACCCAAACGACCAGTGATTTCTGTGTAATCACCACCAACAAGTTTTTCATTCATCAATTCAGCTGTTTTACCGAAGGATTTAACTGGTACCCAGTTATATACTTTCTTACCTTCGCCATCAACTGTGCCAGTTGCTACTGCGATAGTTGTGCTAAATACAGCTTTTTTACCATCACGTGCTGGATGGAAAGTAGTTGTTTTGCGGGATACGTACCCTTTGATTAAACTAAAGTTGTTCATAATTACTCCTTATTTTGCCTCTACTATCTGACTAGAGGACTTAAAACTTTTATCTTATAATTAAAAAATTTGAGTTACTTTACTTTTTATCATTGCTAATACCATTTCCTTATACAAACAGGTATGAATGACTAAATGATTTCACTCACCATTATCGTACAAGGCATTCCGGAACCGTTGGAACACCTAAATTACGATAATAGTATTTCAGGGCTTTTCTGGAGTTGCACCAGTTTTTTTTCTCTACTAAGCCCATGGAATATTGGCGGATGGTAGCTCTTACGCTTACTATTAATTTACTTATGATTATGAAAGGTATTTCGACCTCAACGCAATCCGCCAATATAAGTTATAGTCCCTATCTTTCGATAGGGTAGTCCACTACTTCTTCAACATTAGTATCATCGCTAATGGAAGTTGCGGTCTTTTAGGATATTATATTCTCTAATGAGTTTCAATCCATTGGACACTTGACTACACTATTACATATAGCCTTCAGTGGAGTTCACATATCTTTATGACTTAGCTTTCCTCCCAATACCGCAATTATTCGCAAGTCTCAGCTTGCCCCAGAAGGTTTGATGCCGACCTTCAACATATATGAAAGCCTTAATTAAATTAAACCGCAATGCGACGAATAACTTAACTAAGGCATTTCACCAATATTATACAAGGTTTCGCTTATGCGTTAATTGTGTCTTTGACCAATTTCTTAAAACCCTTAACGTCTGCTTTCACATTATTAGCCAAACCACCGTTAATTGCAGTTTGGGTTACATACCCAACTGCAAAACCGATGATTCCCCCAATAACTGCACGGCCTACAAGCTCAAATACTTTGTTCATAATAATTTTCTCTTTTTGTCTACTTTAAAAATATAATAAATTTAATTATTGAATAATATTAAAATACTTAATAAAATCTTTTAATTGATTTTCTTTCAATAAACCATTATCAAGCAATAATTCCATACTATCATAATGAATAGTAGCTGTTAATGCCATTTTTTTATTTGTATTGCGACCAAATAATAATTCGAAATCTTCTTTATTGAATTGATTTTGAATTTTATTTGATTTTTTCTTAGGCATTTCTAATAATTGATTTCTAAAACTATGATAATAATTTGCAAATCCACTTACTTTATGAATTTCTGTAAATTGCTTATCTAATTCTTGTACATAACCTTCTCGCAAATCACCAATCAATTTAAAAATCTTATTTAGTAATTTTACTGCATCATCTGATAAATTTACACTTGCATAATCAACAGATTTTATTTCTTTAACTGGCATATTTAATAATGCAGAAAGCTTATCAGCAATTCTTTTTGGCATTTCTTTTTTACCAGATTCATAAGAACAATATTCTGTTTGTGTAATTCCTAAATCTTTAGCAATCTCATATTGACTTTTATAACCAGCTTTTTTACGAGCTTCAGTCAATTTAGTTAATCTAGGACGTTTGTGTAAAGCACCACTCTTATTCGAAAAAATTAATTCTTGTTCCATTTTTACCTCTTTTCACAAATTTTTTGTCTGCCATTATTATACAAGGCGTGCCGAAATAGCCAAAGCCTTATATTAATGAAAAATGTTAATTACAATAATAAAAGTAATTGCATATAAAATAGAATATAAGACTTTAGCCATCTCTAGCATCTCCTTTCATTATATCACCAATATGATACAAGGCTTTTGATGCGGCACTAAGCCGTAAAAAAGCCAAAAATAAAAAGACCCCCGTAGGGGCCTTTAATTATTATTTTACACAGATAAAATTTGTCTTCTTACAGATTCAATTTCTTCCTGTAAAAATAAATATCTGTCAATAATTGAACCATATTCAGATACAAGATAAGCTAATTCACGCTCGTCTTGTTCTAATTGATTAAATAATTGACTTCTCAATTCTTCTCTTAATTTATTATCCATAATATTTACCTTGTGTATTCTATAACAGATGTTTTGTCGTCAATAAAAATTTCTTTGGCTTTATTATCTATTAATTGTTTCACATAATTATAAATATCGAAAGAGCCGAAATAACCTTTATGAGCTGTATAATATAATGTTCTAGTTTCTCGGCAAAGAACATTTTTTTTATCAATAATTTCAATTACAAAAATAACTGGATGATTATCTTCTTCAAGTACTTTTTTAACTTGAGGAATTAAAATATTCTTAATATCATCTTTTAACGTTTTTATTTCATCTGTATTAATATAAAGAGGATTGCCAATATCGTCTAAAAAACGAATTACTTTCATATTATTCACCTATCGTTTTTCAATCATAGAACGTAATTCAGCTAATTCTTGACGCAATTCTGCATTATCAGATTGTAATTGTCTAATTTGTTCAGCTAATTCATATTTATTAATATATTTTTGACCGCCAGTTTTGAAGCTTACACCTAAATTATATGCTACTTTACCATCTACTGTAATACCACCATGAACCATAGTGTTTTCATTAGGTTGGTATGCGGCGCCTACGGCAACTGCATTAGCATTACGGTAATGGCCTACACTAGCCGCGAAGGACCATTTATCTTTAGGATTGTAATCTAAGAATTTTAAACCAGCAAGAGCTGACGCTTTAGCGACGCCTTTATTGACTTGCAAATCTGTATAATGATTAGCACGTTCTAAAGCATTACGACCAACATCAACTGTTTTATGTTCTAAATCTGTAATACGACCTTCGTGATTTTCAATAACTTTTGTATTATCATCAACTTTTTTATTGGTTTCTTTAAGTTGACTTACATTAATAGCATCAGTATCGTTTTCGCCACGACTAACATTAATAATTTTATTATTGCCGTTATTTAAACCTTTATCTGTTACAGAAACTTCATTGTTAATTGGTTGATTATTACCATCATTAACTTTGATGTGCATACCATCATAATTATATTGTGTATGATATTCAAAATCGCCACGATATGTCATATCTATACCGTTAACAGTGTAATGAGATTCAGAATTGCCATCGTTTAAATTAATAGAATTCATATCTGTTAAATCTTTGGCTGTGGATACAGTATAAGTACCAGAATCTTCTGTTACTGTAATATTATCACCAGATTTTACAATTGTACGATTATCATTAAAATAATCTCTTAATTGTTTTACATTTACCGCATCAGTATCGGCTGTGCCAGCAGTTACATTGTTAATTTTATTATTGCCAACATCAACTTTGTTTAATGTAAAATACATTTCTTTACCGATATTTGGAGAACCGTAATCACCATCATATTTATCATGATTAATCATAAAACCATCACGATACACCATAGATTCTTTATAATCGGCTTTTACTCTTTTGCCATCTTTAAAAACAAAATAATCTTCTACTATTTTAAAATCATCTTTTTCTGTTACGGTTCTTCTAAGATTAGAAATTTTTGCTCCATTTTCTTCTTTTTCAGTACTATTATAATAAGTAGAACCACCATTGCTAATAGTTGCATAAGAATCAGAGCCATCGCCATTTTTAGTCGTTTTAAAACCAACTTCTCTTACTTTAATTGCATCAATAAGATTAATTCTAATGCCCGGTGTTTTTAATTCTACCCCGTCTTGGGTGGAAGTAATTTTTTCGACATAGATATTTTTCCCACCTTCATCGATATAATGATTTGCGGACATATCAATTGGCTTAGCCATTACGTTACCACTAATAACAGTTAATACGCCAGCTACTAATAATAATTTTTTATTCATATATTTACTTCCCTTCGTCTTTCATCAATTCAATAATATCATTCATTGTTTTTTCGTGAAACTCATTATTTGCTATATATTCAAAAAATATTTTATTATTGCCACTTTTTAAAATTCTAATACCATTAGCAATATTAATTGTATCTTCAGTAGCATGAATTAAAAAATCAAGAACTTGATAATATAATATATTTTTAAAGTCATCAAACCATTGATTTGAATCTTTTACGAAAATCCCTTTTCTTGTAATCCTCATTTTGTTCCTTGTTCATTTAATAAAATATATAAATTATCTTTATCTTTTTCTGTTGGTAATTTATTTATCAATACATCTATTTCATGTTGAATAGCAGATTGTTCCGATAAATAAATACTGTCAGTTCTTATTAATTGGCCCGGGCGAATGCCTTTACCATAACAAGCAATTTCTAATCCTTTTTCTTCAATACGATTAGGATAGAATTCTGCGTCACCAAAGCCTAACAAAGTTGTTTTCCAAATATAGCTAGAATTATCAAATAATAATTCATCGACAATATTCTTATAGCTATATTTTTTTTTATTATATTCAAACATAGTAGTTACCATGCATCAGACATATAATGTTACCTCCTCTCTTTTTACTTTAATATTTAATTTATGCTTGCAATATAAAGCTAAAAAATAATCAGAAATATGTTTTTCTGACCACTGAAAATCTAATTCATCTTCAGCAAAGATTAATACTTTTTTATCTTCTACACGAACATATACTCTAAATATTTCATAATTATATAAAAAATCACCAGATTTACTATATAGTAAATCAATGCATATTTCATAATCATATTGATATGCAAAGTCATTAAGTACAATTGTTTCTAATTTTATACTGGCATTGCTCAAAATGAAATTAAAATATTCTCTAGCCTTATTTTTAGATTCAAAAGATAGAATTATCATACTAAACCTAATTTTTGAATAATAGATAAAAAGATAAAGAAAATATATTTATCTTCACATTCAAATGAAAAATATCCTTCTTTATTATCTACATTATTTTTATAAAATTCCATATATCCAGGAACTTTTTGTTGTTGTTCTGGATGATTTTTAGGATATTTAATGATTTCAAAATCGATAAAATTATCTCTTCTTTTAAAATTATAAAATTCAAGAGTAGCCATATCCATTAAGTCTTCATCTTCATAATCAATACACCAGCTACCATCATCAGATGTAAGAAAATTAATTTTTTCTTCCATATCTTTATAATTGCCAGAGATAATTACTTTTTTACATGTATCCATTTAATTTTTTACTACCCTTTTAAATTACAATAATTTCATTTCTGTAAACAAAGTATAGAAAGCTAAGAATATTTGGTTATCTTCTGTTTCAATATCGATAACTCCTTCTTCTTTTAAAGAATCGAAAGCAAAGAAATCAATATAAACCATTGCATCTTTTTCATATTGTTTATCAAGATGTGAATCAAAACTAGCTTTAGCTTGTAATAATCCACCTTCACCAAATGGGTCTTCACGATATACGAAGTCACAAAGCATTAATGTTACCATATCATTTGTTTCTTCGTCTTCATATTCAATAGACCAACTAAAATCATCTTTAGTTAATTCTACTACTTTCTTTTTTAATTCTTCGAAATCTCCAGAAATAGATAAATTTTTTATTGTCTTCATATCAAATCTCCGCAATCATTTCTTTTAAATCATATTTGAAGATTTGAAATAGGTGGTAATAATATTCAAACATTTTTTATTCCTCTTTCTTTTTATTTACACGTATATCAACTAATTGTATTAATTGATGAATAGTTTGATAGTTAATTAATGTTGGGTCATATGTAATTGTTACGCCATTTACATTAAGTGAAATAGTTAACATATCGCCAACAGATGAGATTTTATTTTCAGAAAATTTAAGCATAAACTTTAAATCATCTAATATATTAGAATTCTTTAGTGTGTTGAACCAAACTGTCGAACAATTTGTTTCTACTTTAATAGTTTTTAACAATTCCATAGAAAAATTCCTTTCGTTATTAAAAAGCCACGTATAAATTTTTGCGTGGCTTATAATATTTTTTTCTTCTATTCCATTGTCTACCCACATTATCAATACACATTCTATCATAATGCATATCTTTAAACATATTATAGAACGAATAAATTAATTCAGGTTTATATTTATTTTCTATAATAGACATAACAATTTCATTCGAATGACGCCTGAATTCAACGTGAAGCTCTTCGTTATTCTTTTGATTATAATACGTAAGAAGTGCGAAGCTGGTACCTGTTGTTTCCCAGTTATCTATATCCCATACTTTATCATAGATTTGTTCCCATATCGTATGCTCAAATCTATCACCGACTACTTGCATGAATTGAATAGCTCGCTCTTTATTCTTAAATGTTATTTTCATTCGAATACACTTCCATATTCTACTTCCATATATTCAAAATAATCTTTGCCTTCAAAACAACGTTCTAGTAAATATTCGTCATTTGTCATGCGTTCGAACCCTTGTACTGGGTCTGAAATAGAAATATTATGAATATTATTATACTTTAAATTTTTATTTTTTTCTAGGTCTCTTACAATTTTTAATGGATACTTACAGAAACTTTTATTTTTATCATATAATAAATGATTACATTCAATATCAATGCCGATATGACGTAATTCTTCATGTTTATCGGCTAATTTTTCCGAATCAACAAAATAAGAACCTAATAACTCTGCAAAGCTTTTACCTTTAAGTCCTCTATTCCATAAAGCTAATAGTTCATGAATATCATAAGATAAAGTATCGCTTGTATATACACGACCATAACCATCATATTGACCAACTAAATGTTCATCGTTCGGAGCAATGATGCGGACCATATCGCCTTCAACCATGTTAAGTCCGCCTCGATGATTTTTATTTTTAATATCACAATAGATAAAACTAAACATACCCATAATAATTTTCCTCCTAACCTTTGTTTGCTAAATAACTGTTAATAATATATTTCTAAATTCATTATTATTATTTAAGTGATTTTTCATTGATATAAAATCAACAGATAATTGTGTGATATAATCATAATTAATTTTATAAACCTGATTATATTTATTGTATACAACATTAATAAAAAGCGGACGCTCTTCATTTCTTATTTTATCAAAAACTATAAGACGAACATTAATTGACCGCTCTCTAATGTTATCATATTTTATCATAGTATAATCTTTATCTAAATATACTATATATTTACTATCCTCATATAAAAAACGTAAATAACCTTCCATTATAATTCTACCTCGTCAGACATTACATCAAGCGTATTCATAGCTCTATGTAAATCTAAGAATAACTCTTGAGCTTTCTTCATAGTATCTTTTAATGCATCTACTTCTTTTTGGCTTTCCCCATAATATGTTTTTCTTAATCTCGGCAAACTTTTAATCTCTTCACTTACTTCATAGAAACTAGTCGTATTATAAAAGAAACCAAGAAGGCATACCATGAGTTCTAATGCACTAGTATACTTATTTTTGTTTTCTAGCTTATCAAATACCATGCTTAATTTAAAAAAGATATCCCAATAGCCAGTTGTTTTTTCTTTCCCATTTACATCAATGAAATGGTACTCCTCAGTTTTTTCATTAAACCAAGGTGTACGGTCATTTCTTTGAATTAATGTAAATACTGGGTCATGGAGCTTTTCTAAAATGTTAGCACATTCTGCATTGAATTCAGCTACTCTAATTAATTTTTCATACATATTAATCTCCTATCAAACCCATTTCATGCAACCTATACGCATATATCTAAGAATTTTTTCATCTGTTAAAGGTTGTGCATTTTTACGTTTCTTAGCTTTCTTTTTAAAGCCACCGAATACATAATAAGCACCTTCTTCATCTTCTTTTCTATCCATTATAATAAGACCCGCGTCTCCTAGTTTAGAATCAATGAAATCTTTATGTTTTTCATACACATCACTAGGCAATGCATAATACAAATAAGATACATCTTCACTGTCATGATATCTAGGTTTATGAAAATCATTTTGGAAATCAATTTTATTTATTTTAATTTCAACTTCTGTTAAACGTCTACTTTTTAGATTAAAATATACGAAATCTGCTTCGTATTCTCTTTTGCCAGGAGTATACATACTTACATTAGGGATGCAAATATTTTTAAGATATAATTGTTTGGCGAGAATATATTGAAATATAGTTTCGCTTTTCCATCTACACATATTAATATTTATTTTATTCCCCATTTTTAATCACCTATTTATTTAACGCACCAGAAATAATATCCATATAATCTTTAAGATTGTTTTTGAATACTTCATTAGCGAAATTTAAATTATCTGGTGTAACCATATTAGCAATATACATAGCGATAATAGTTTCTTTTGACGGAATAAAAATTACCAATAATGGACAAATAATAGTTAATGCTATCAATAATTTAATAAACGGTTTAATTTTCTTTTCTTCACGATTATAAAATACAGCGATAGCATCATCTGATTCAATAAATGTGCCCATAACAATAAGAATATCTAAAGCACATACAATAAATGTAATAGCATTAAAAAAGTTTCGTAAATGTTCTACAATTGATACCAAATAAATTAGCCACGGATTAACAATAGGTTCCATATGGGCCCTCCTCTTCTTTGCTTAAAAAAACTTCAGAGAATATGTCGCAAATGAAATTAAGCCATTCGTTTTTAAGTTCATTAAAATCTTCGGCAATAACTTGAACAATTTCATAACGTTGTTTATTGTCTTTTTCATAAGAAATATATAATTTTAAATCGGCCACAGGATTACTATTAAATTCAATATGTTCAATAGCTTTATTAGCTAAATAATATTTATCGAAAATAACGACTAAATTATTAATAGCACATTTATTTAATTTTGTTTGAATTAATAGTCCCTCTTTACCATAGTTATTTATATTAAAATTTTCTACACTATAATATTGTTTTATTTTTCTTTCTCCCATATCATGTTCTTTAACGAATTGTTCCCAATCTTCTTGCGAAGTTTTATCTAATTCTTCGAACATGGTTTCCCAAAATTTTTCATTGTCTATCATATCAATAATCATCTTCTTTAAAATACCAACCGTATTTTTCTAAAGATTCTTCTGTTAAGAAAAGATAATAGCCACTTACGTGTTCCATTACTTCGCCGTCAGCAAAATGAATTGTAATGTTACTAATGTAAGACCATTTGCCTTCTCCGTCCCATTCATATTTTACGATTTTGCATGGACGGCCATCTTCATAATAGAAATCTAAATCTTCAAATTTAAAATCTTCGATATCATAATCATCGAAGTTATGTGTTTTATTGTCGAGAAGATATCTTTCTCTAATAAGATTAGTAAAATTATCTTAGTATCTTAAAAATAATTGTTCATTCATTTTATTTACTCCTTATAAACTATCTAATTCTTTTAATAAAAAATGAATGCCCATGAAATAATATTTTATTTCTTGCACAATTGCATCATCTTCTTTAGTATATACTCCATATTTTTTACGAATAGGAATAATATCTTTAATTTCATTATTTAAATCTTGATAATCAAATTTAAAATTATGGATTTTTAAAAAACACTGTAACATTTGTAAATCAGATTCAAAATCGCCATTTTCTAAGCAAGTCAACATATAATAAAACTTACTTAGCTTAAATAAAATACCGTCTTTAATAATAATTTCTTTACCGTTTAGTTTGATAATTACTTTTTTCTGATACTTATCATATCCAGATTCTTCGTTAATATAAATTAAATCCCGAAGAGACTTATTGTTATCACAAATTAAACAGTCAAGATTATAAAGAATCCTATCAACTTTTTGCATATTTCTATACATTATTTTTCCTCATTTCTATTTACTTTACTGTAATAGTAATTAAATCAATTCCTAATACATAATGAAAATATACAGTAATCATAAAAGCACTAATAAGTGTTAAATAAAATAACCAATCTATAATCTTATGCATAATTTTACTCCTGAGATGCTAATACACATCTATTTTCTATAATATTAACATCTTTTAAATTAGTTTTCCATAATTTCTTAGCCGTCACATCTTTGGTTAATTTACCAAATTTATATGTACTCATTAACGGCCACAAATTATCTCTAAATTCATTTAAAAAATCTTTTTCCATGTAAAAAACATATCCATCTTTTATTAGTATAGCATAAAATGTAATAAACCCATTTCTATCTTTTACACGAACCAATTCAGTATCTGTAGTAAACTTATGAGCAGGAAGACTCATAATCTCTTTTTTCATTCTTCGAAACATTATATTTTCTTCTGAAGAAAATAAATCTAGTATAGTATCAAACATATTTTTTTCATTTATATATATCATAAAAATAAAAAATGATAGCTAGTACAATGTATACTAACTACCATTTTTAAAATTATTTTTCTAAGCCTATTTTTTGGACTTTACCAAATAGTCCCATTACGTAACCTTTAGGGACAATCCATTGGTCTTTTGGTGCAACTGGTAAAATACCAGCTTCGTCAATGTAAGCCATTTCTAAATCAGTTAATCCTTGACCAGTCATAATTTGATAGTCAGAAATTAATTTACCGCCAGGTAATACCTTATTTTTAATTACGTGGCTATAATCTTTACTCATAATACTTCCTCCATGTTACATTACATAACACTATCAATTTCTTGATATAATTCGCTAATTCTTTTTTTCATACGATACATTTCTTTAATTTTATTTACATCTGTTAAGGCCACAAATATTTCTTTTAGTGTAAATAAAGAAAATAAGTTAGTATTTTTATTACAAAATTCTATTGCATTCATAATAGACATCGCAATATCTTTACGTTCATTAAATTCATTGCTATAAATAATATCCTGTTCAATTTCCCAATCTTGATTAGTTTTCGTATTGAAACAACGAACATATACTTTAGACTGCTCATGAAATAAATAATCTTTTAAAACCAAATGGATTTCAAATAGACAATTTTCGTTGATTGCAATCAAAGTTGTTCTATATCCATTAGCAGTGGGATTCACAACAACATTAGCTTTATATCCCATTTCTCTCAAAATTAATTTTAATCCTGTAGTTTTAATCTTAGTGTTTTTCATCTTAATTTTCCTCATATAAATATATATATAAATAAATGCGAAGCATTGATATAAAAAAATAAAAACTCAACTAAAAAAAATGAGTCACCTTCACACCAACATATCTTTCACCAACATTATACAAGGGACTCTTCACCATGTATAATGGTACTTTTAATTTATTTTTATATTTATATATATTATATTGCTATATAATACACATAAATATAAAAATAAAAAGGGCAGTATTTCTACTGCCCTATTATTTCTATTTAGATTTTAGTACTAAAAAGATTTGTGGGTCTTTAATCCCATCATGATAGGTGATAAATGTTTCTGCTCGTTCACAGATATAATCTCCTTCAAATGGAGCTTTTACTTTATCTACCATATCTTTTTGTTCTTTAATAGAACTAAAATCTTTTTTATCGATAAATGGAATAGCATATTCGCCAATAATTTTGTTACCTACAGCAACAATTTGGCGACAATCTTTTCCATTTACTCTTACATATCCACGAAGTTTTACTTCTTTATCTAGTAAAGAAGGTAAATCAAATACACCATTAGCTTTTACTCTAACTAAGAAATGTTTTTGATTTATTTCTTCTTCCATATTAGCAAGAATACTTTCGTGGATATTTTTACACGCATAGAATTTTTCATCAATTTTTCTGATAGTGTAAATACCATCAGGAATTTGATTAAAGTCTCCTACCGCGTAGCGGTCTTCTTTAATAGAGTACCCCATTTTGAATTCGACTATTTCGCCATCTTCAAATGTACATTCTACTAATTTATTTTTTGTTGTTTTAGATTTATTAATAGATGACAATAATAATTCATCTGTTAAAATTCTATCAACAACAGAAGACACTACATCAGAAGAATTTTCATCTTCTAGCGTATCACAAGAGTCAGCACAGATTTTAATGCCAATTAAGCAAGCATCAACACCTATATATCCATGACTTGTTAATATAAAACGCATAGTATTACGTAATGCACTAAAAAAGTCATTGAATTTATTATTGACAGCTTCTCTGGCCACTTTATCCAATTCGCCTTTTAATGTTTTCCGTAATTCGGATTTCATCTTAGAACGAGCAGTAGATAACGTCATATATTGACCTTGTAAGAAACGTACTAATCGAACAACTTCCTCTGGAATGTCTTTAACACGATTACGTGCAATTCCGTTTAAGCGTCCAATTTTTTGTTTCTTTTCTAGTAACTCTTTACATTCTTCTACAACAACTTTCATGGCATCATCAATATCTTGAGCCATGGAATTGTCATAAAAACAAGTTACATTAGTTTCGGTTGCTACATAATGAGACTTCATTTCTCCTTCTACATGAATATCTTTTTCATTCCATTCATGTTTAAGTAATAAATTCTCTCTGCTTTTAATTCTATTTTTTATACCAGATAAAGTTCTAGTATTAAAAGCTTTTTCTAACAACTCGAAAGTTTTATAGGCATCAATATCACCTTCTTGAGCTTGACGGCCCAAGTTTTGAATATCGATACCTATTTTAATAATATTTTCTAAAGTAGGTTTTGCATCTCTCATATGAGACAATAAACTTTCTTTAGAATTCTTATTAAGTTTTTCAATGGTGTAAATTTTCAAGCCACTATCTGTATCAATAGTTTCTTGAGAATACATTTTGTATTCTTCATTATCACCTTTGAAAATATTCAGAAACTCTTGGCAATGCTTTACGAGTGCATCAACCATTGTAGTATCACCACTCATCATAGCTTTCTTGGCTTCAATTTCTAAATCGTTACCAATGCCATAATTAATGGTAGTAACACCAATAGGGTCAATACCTGCACTAATAGTTTCCATAAATACTTCTCTTGTAATCATAATGTGTTTCCTCCTCACAATATTAGATACTGAATATTATAGACAGACGGTTGCAATACTTTGTATCTTTTCCATGATAGCGATAACTTTTTCATCAGTAATGATGAACATTTTGTCGCCATCAAAATCAGAACCAGCATGTAGATTTAATACAATGCCATATGCTGGACAGATTACTAGACCGTCTTCAAGAGCCAATAATAATTTCTTAAAGCACATAAATGCACCTTTAGTCATTACTTTTTTAGCTCTTTCCAAATATTCATAATAAGAAATCGCTGTATAAATTCCGAATTCGTGGTTGCCCATCTTCGGATACTTAGTAATAGCTACTTTCTTATTCTTTTTATTTTTAGAGATATATACTTCATTTACTTTCAATAATCTTTCTTTACAGAATAATAATGAAAGTTCAGGTATCATAAAGCCATAAAAACCTTCGACTTTAAATGATGCCTTGTATACATCTCTACTTAGTCCCTCTAACAAATTATCGACAGAATTCCTATAGGAATTTGCTAATTCATTATTTACGATATCTGGACGTAATGTTTGTAACACAGACATTCTGTCCCCTAACAAGTCACCAGCAGATACTTTAATTCTGCTTTTTTCTTCATCTGTTAAATCACCAAGAAGCTTACGCTTTTTATCTTTAACAGTTTCTCTGATGCGGTCTAAGAATAATTCTCTTGCTTCATCAGGACTTGCTATTTTCAATGTCTTATACAGTTGAGTAGATGCATTACGCATATCTTCCTCATCTTCATGAGACATTTCAAGAATATTGGTGTGTGCTTTAGCTTCTGGATTAAATGGAGCTTTCATACCGTTCATATCTGTGAACCAACATACTGATTCTTCAGGATTAAATCCTGAAGTATGAACGATAACTACTTTACCCCAGAATTTACTATCCTTATTTTTACATAAGGCTTTAATAAATTCTTCTCGATTTTCGTCTCCATCAGTTTCTACGAAATAATGTTCTACTTCATTAAAGCTATTAATATAATGATTAATAGCCACTTCAGGAACAGCTAACCAAAAACATTTAGCACTAAGAGGGCGGGCTTGTAAGCCCATACCTAATATTGTGTTTTCTTCCACTTTAAAATGCAAAGGATTAATTCGATTATTAATTTGTTTAGTCAATTCTTTACTATTATAGTAACCATGACCATCAGCAAATTCCAAATCTTCGCCTTCTACATTTGTTTTACAAGAAAACTTACCGAAAAAGATGGCGTAACAATTACTTACAGCACATTCAGCCATAAAAGCTTTAATTTGTGCTAGTCTAGTACTTGCTTGTGACCACTTCTTCTTGTTGTCAGCCATATTAAATCCAACATCTCTTTTTAAGTGTTTATACATACCATATAAACACTTTTCGTTAAAAAGTTTAATGTCGAATTCAGGATGATTTACGCAATACAAAATAATTTTGTTTTGCTTCAAATTTCCAGCTGACGAAATAGCATCACAATTTAAATACATATCTTCATTAGAATAATCTAACGCATCGTATCCATATTGTAATGCTTTAGAAAGAACATATTTAGTTTTTGCTTCATCAAGTACTACACCTGTAAAGCAACTAACTAAATAATTCTCTTTGTTTAGAATATAAAACGAACCATTATATTTATATACTGGTCGTTTCGCAATATATTCTAAACCACTTTGCGTCGCACAAGTAATGCTAATATACGCATCATTGAAGCGTGGAATAATGCTTCTTAAACGCATATCATTATTGCCTGTAACAACACAATCTGTTTTAACACTGCTTTCTAAGAAAGGACTTTCTCGGTTGACAGTACTTAAAACAGTTTTTGCTGAAAAATTTACAAAAACTTCTTTTTCATCTATACTTGCTAAATGCAATTCAAGATAAGAAAAAGGTTCATAAATTCCTCGAGCCTTAACGCTGTCCAAAGGTTCAGAACAAAAGGCGTATATGTCTTTGCCTTTAACCAAACTTCTGACAGCGTTAACAGATTTGATGGTGATTAAGTTTTCCATAGTTTTATCCTCCTATATAGAAAACAAAAATAAAAATTAAGCCTATATTTATATAGTGCTTACTACCACTTTCCTAAAAAAAAGAAAAATAATAGTAAGCACTATATAGAGAATTAAATCTCTACATAGTGCTTAATTTTAATTATTTAGATTTTGCTTTTTCTTCAAATTCTTTTGCAATATCATAGATATTAAAGAAAGGCTTTTTGCGTTCAATAGCATAATCTACACAATTTTTGGTACCACCATCAGTACCATTCCAGTATGCAAGTGTAACATCAGCATGTTTTACCATATACATGTTACGAATTTGCATACATTTAGGAGAATATCTCCAAGAGACAATTTTCGCAGAATCACACATAGCTAATAGCTTGCGATATTCTGCTTTAGAATTCTTTTGCCATTTAGAATATTGCTTTACACAAGGTATCGCAGCAACAATTTCAATACGAATTCCTCTAGGTTCGTAGTAATCTTTGCATGTTTTACAAGCACGTACAAAAATACTATCAATTCCAAGAGCCATGCCAGATATCAATCTGAAATGACGAATTCCTTGTTGAGCTTTACACTCAACAGTTTTCCACAAAAAATACTTAAATGCCTTTAGAATATAATTGTGTTTATTACTAAACGCAGACCAATGGTTACCTAACTTATCTGGGCGATGGCCAGTAACGTTGATAGCAAACACACCATCTTCTTTTGGCATAATGTCTTTCATTGTGGAAAATCTTAAAATGTTCATAGTGAACCTCCCTGCCTTAATGGCTAAAAATAAATAAATATATATATTAATTTCCTGGCTTATTAAAAAGCCAGCTAACTTAATTATATAAGGATAAAGAAACGTCGAAGCATATATATCTTGTAGTGTCTTTCCTCAAAAAAGTACGTGGGAAACACCAAACATATGTTTGTTTCTTATTAGCAATGTTCATAGGACATCACCTCCTTATACAATTAAAATAAAATATATTTATTAAATAAAAAAAGATACTCATTATAGTTATTTTTATATATACAAAAAATAACTATAATCAATATCATT